AAAAGATTATGATAAGGCACAAGTACAGATTCGTAGTGATAGATTAATATTCACTACAAAAAAATCTGATGGAAACTCAATTGGAATATTCTCAGGTGATAAAATATCAATAGGTTCAGTTAATGATGTTTATGTTGAGTCACCACTCGTTGTTATGGAATCATCAGAAGTAAAAGTTGGTAGTGAGAATGCAGAAGAACCACAAGTATTGGGACAAACTTTATATGATAAGTTAGAAGCATTAGTAACTGCAATTGGTGGTGTTACTGGTATACCAACACCAACAGGCCCAACACCAGGACCTGTAAGTGCAGCACCTAATTGGAGTTCAGTAACATCTGCATTAAGTGCAGTCAAAGATGCATTAAGTGAGAAACATAGAATTGATAAATAATGGCGTTTGATACATTACAAAACAATTACAGAAATAGAATGAACAATGGTCAGTTCTTCAACACTACTGATGAATGTGCAGAGTTTATTGTAAACCAATATCACTCTACTATTACAAGTGGTGGTGGTGCATACAATCAAACACTTGGAAATAAAAATGTGATTTTAACACCAATGAAGGCAGGACTTCAATCACAATCTGTATCAACACTACTGAGTGGTGTTGGAGCAGGATTAGTAACTTATTGGACAGGATTAACAAATGGAGTATTCACTACAATTGGTGGAACACCACCAACATCCACATGGGAAGATGATACCTTAGATGGATTTTTATCAAATGTAGGTGATTATTTTAAAGAACATTTAGATACGGTGATATTTACTAATATAAGTAGTGGTGCAACATTTAGTGGTGTATACACGGTTACATAAAGGAGTAATAAAATGAAAAAACAAGAACTAATAAAAATAATAGAATTAGTAGTTCGTAAAGAAGTTAAAAAACAAGTTAACGAGATATTTATAAAGGAGAACAAACAATCTCTTAAGTCTCTCGCAAAAGAAACCATACAACAAAAACCTAAACCTGTTGTAAAAAAGGAAAAGGTTACCTACACATCAAATGATTCATTGAATGATATTTTAAATGAAACGGTAGGTCTATCCAAAGGTGATACCGAAGAGTATCCAACATTAGGTGGTGGTGTATTTGATTCAAGTAGAGCATCAGAGTTGTTAGGTTATGGTGATACATTAAGAGCAGGTGGTGATAAAGAAGCTCAAAGAAATATAAATGCTGCGATGACTATGAAAGAAGCAGGAGTTTCTTCTGAACAAGTACCTGAATCTTTAGTGAATGCATTAACTCGTGATTATAGTGATTTAATGAAACACGATAAGTTCAAAGGAAAAAAATAATAAATGAGTACAAGAGATACAGATAGGAATCCTGATATATTTGTGGGTCTAACATTTCCATTAGACCTAACTGCGTTCTCTACTTTTAATCAAAGTAAAACATTATTAGAACAAACCAAATCAAATATCAGAAATCTCTTGTTAACAAATAAAGGTGAAAGACCATTTCAACCTGAGTTTGGTAGTGATTTAACGAGATTAGTCTTTGAACAATATACACCAGACTTAGAAGATAGAATTGAAGTTGCCATTACTGATGCATTAGAAAGATGGTTACCATATGTTATTGTTAATAATATTATAGTTAGAAGTGATGAAAGAAATGAAAATGCAGTATTGGTTCAATTAGAATACACAATACAAACTGATAAGGAATCTCTTCAAACAATAACATTTAACTTTGGTCAGTTTGCAACTGAAGAGTTTACACAAGAAGCACCGATAAATCAAGGAAGTTAAGATGCCAGATTATGGAACACAAAAGAAACAAGTCTCAAAGGAAATAAATTATCTCGGTAGAGACTTTTCATCAATTAGACAAAATATTATAGAGTTTGCAAAGTCATATTTTCCAAATACATATAACGACTTTAATGAGGCAGACCCTGGTATGATGTTTATAGAGATGGCTGCATATGTTGGTGATATATTAAATTTCTATATTGATAATCAATTTAGAGAAACATTAATTTTACAGGCAGAAGAAAAGAAAAATATTTATGATATTGCACAATCTATGGGATATAAACCTGTTACTTCTTCACCTGCGACTGCGATTATTGAGGTATCACAAACCGTACCTGCAAAATTAACTACAGATGGTTCTTCATATGAACCTGATTTAAAATATGCTGGTGTAGTTTCAAGTAATGGTATCGTTAGTGCAAATAATGGAACTACTTTCACATTAGAAGATTCTATTAATTTTAAAGTTTCAAGTTCATTAGATAGAATGAAGATTGAAATCGTCCAACCATCATCAGGTACCATACCAGAAAAATTTAAATTAACTAAAAGTATAAGAGGAAAAAGTGGAACAAGAAAAACAGAAACATTTAGTTTTTCAAATGCAACTAAATTTGACAAAATAGTTTTATCAGAACCAAATGTAAATGAAATTATATCCATTACAGATTCTAATGGAAACAAATGGTATCAAGTTCCTTTCTTGGCACAAGACACGGTGTTTGAAGATGAAGAAAACAATTCAGACAATGACCCAAATCTTGCACAATTTGAAAATGACACACCATACTTATTAAAACTTATAAAAACATCAAGAAGATTTGCAACTAAAGTTAGAGGTGAGGATTTAAAAACAGAAATATTATTTGGTAGTGGTGTTAGTGATAATCCTGATGAAGAAATTATTCCAAATCCAGACAATGTGGGTTCATCTTTAGGAACTGGTGTTTCTAAAATAGACTCAACATTTGACCCAAGTAATTTTTTAAAAACAAAAACTTTTGGACTTGCACCAAGTGATACAACACTTACCGTAACTTATAATTATGGTGGTGCAGTTGAACATAATGTTCGTTCAAGTACAATACAAAATGAAAATGAAATTACTTTTACTATTAACTCTGAAGGACTTGATAGTACAAAAGTAAATGAATCAGAAAGTTCATTAGGATTTACAAATCCAAATCCTGCATCAGGTGGAAGTGGTGAAGAGTCTCTACAAAGTATTCGTTTAAACGCAGCTGCTACTTTTAATTCACAAGGTCGTGCAGTTACACAAAAGGATTATATCACAAGAGTTTATTCATTACCACAAAAATATGGTAATATTGCAAAGGCCTTTGTTGTTCAAGATGAACAATTAGAACAAAAGACTAAAACCTATGTGGATAGTAATACAGGTGAAGTAGTAGAGAACACAAGTGTTAGTGATGCACTAAATCCATTAGCAATTAACATGTATATTCTTGGATATGATGTTGATAGAAAATTAGTACCTGTAAACAGAGCAGTAAAAGAAAATTTAAGAACTTATCTTTCACAATACAGAATGGTTACTGATGCGATTAATATTAAAAATGCATACATTATAAATATTGGTGTAACATTTAATATTATTACGAAACGAGGATTCAATAAAAATGATGTATTGTTTCAAGCGATACAAAAAGTTAAAGAATATTTTGACATTCAAAAATGGCAAATCGGACAACCAATTGTGAAAACTGATATTGCATATCAAATTTCATTAGTAGAGGGTGTTGCAAGTTTAACACCACCAGATGATAATAATCCTAATAAAGATATTATTGTACTTGAAAATAAACATGTAGTTGCGGAAGGGTATAGTGGAAATATTTATGATATAAACGCTGCCACAAGAGATGGGGTTTTATATCCATCACTTGACCCAAGTTGTTTTGAAATAAAATTTCCAAATTCAGATATTATTGGTAGAGTAGTAGGAGACTTTTAATGCATTATTTTGAATATATAAAAAGAGATACAACAATTTATTCTGGTGGTACAACTGCATCATTAAATTCAGGTCATGATGAAATACTTGAAGTTGTTAAAGAGGTAAGTAACGATAGTAGTACAATTAATAGTTCTCGTGTATTATTAAGTGCAGACTATTCTTATATCTCACAATCAATTCAAGATGGTAGAATACCAACCACTGCAAAATTTTATTTAAATTTATATGACGCAGGTTCAAAAGATATTGAGGCAGAACAAAAACTACATGTCTATATGATTAGTGGTAGTTGGAAAAGTGGTACTGGTAAAAAGTTTGATAGTCCTGTAACAGAGAATGGTGCATCATACAAATATAGAGACCAAGAAAGAGAACTACCTTGGGTAACAGGTTCAATATTAACTGATGGTGGTGCATGGTTTACTGGTTCACAAGATTCATTTTCACAATATAATATAAGTCAATCTTTTGATTTAACTTTTGATAAAAGAGATGTTAGATTTGATGTAACTGATATGGTTAGAAATCATATATTCTCAAGTTCTATTTATCCAAATAATGGATTTATAATTAAACGAGAATCTACAGGTTCATATGGAACGACTTACTCTTTTAGTGGAGACACTAATTCAGATGAAGGTGGAACATCAAGACTTGGAACTTTACAATTCTTCTCAAGAGAAACACATACAATTTATCCACCATCATTGGAAGTAGTTTGGGATGACTCAAAGTGGACAACAGGAAGTTTAGCACAACTCACAGGTAGTGCATTAGATGATACCGTAATTTATTTTAAAGGTATAAGAGAAGAATATTTAGAAAAGTCAATATCAAGATTTAGATTAGTGGGTAGACCAAGATACAATGATAGAGTGTTTGGTACAACACCTGAAGGTCTTACCGTAAGAACATTACCAAGTGGTTCAACTTTTTATTCAATTAAAGATTCTCTAACTGAAGAAACAATCGTACCATTTGGAACAGGTTCAATTGTTAGTTGTGATGGTACTGGTAATTTCTTTAATTTAAGAATGGATAGTTTTCAAGCAGAGAGACATTACGACATACACATTAAAGTAGTTAGTGGTAGTGGAACCGTAGATGAATTGATAAATTACTATAGTGACCCAGCATGGTCATTTAAGGTTGTAAGAAACATTGAGAGATAACAATGCCATATACAAAAGATGAGGCAGTATTTAATTCCGAATTATACGATAGAATTATTAATGAGGAACGAATAGCCTTAAATCGTGAAATAGAAAACAATAGAGAACTTATGAGAATAAGTGGGTCTTATGATGCCACAAAACCAATAAGAGATGGTAATGGTGTGATATTATCTTATGAAGACCCAGATAATCTTGGTAATGCAGTTGATAAAATTTATCAAAATGTTCGTATTATCAATCAACAACAATTTTTTGATGATGAGAAGTTACCAGAGATAGATAAAGAGAGAGAATTTAGTGAATTTATTTTTGAACAATTTTTTGAATACTATACTTCTGGTAGAGTAACACGACCAAGACCTGGTGAAGAAACTTCTTTTAATCCACCACCAAGATTACCAGAACCTGATGAAGAACCAATAGATGGAATAAATGATACTTTTGGTCAACCTGAAACACCATCTGGTTATCAACCAAGAATTCCATTAAAAGATAATATAGATTTAATTTTAGAATAAGGTAAGTAATGGCAGAATACGGATTTAATAATCAAGAGAGAGAAGAATATTATAAACCTGAAAGGGTGTATAGTAGTTTTGGAAGAGATAGTGGAGACTATATTGTCTTAGAAGTTTTCCAAAATGATGAACTTGTGCTTACAGATAAATTTAATCCTGATACCAATGCAACTGGATTTTTAGATTTAAATATAGGACAACATTTAAGAGATAATGGATTATCTGATGGTGAGTATATTGTACAATATAGATTTTTAAGAAAGTTAGCAGGTAGAGACCATTTAGTAATGGTTAATGGTGATGGCGAATTATACGCAGGTAAAGTTATCACAAGAAATATAAATGAAGAAATAAGATATTATACTGCACCACCACCAAATGCATCTGCACAATCCATGACAGATAATCCACCACAAGAATTATTTATACGAGATTTAAAATATTCACTTGATAAAATTAGTTGTGATAGAACAGAAGTCGTAGTTAAAACACAAGATTTTAAAAACCAAACATATCATAGAAACTTTAGAGAAATGAATACTATAGTGAAGTATCAACCATTTCTTACTGCAGGTAGTGGAGCAAATGGTTCTATTAAGTTTGATGAGAATCAACCAGGAGTATTAGTAGCAAACCTACAAGATGATGATAGAGGGTTTACACAAAATATGGTTGGTGCAGAAATAAGAATACCAAGAATATTTGAAAAAACAATCACAAGGGAATATCTTGAATCAGTATTAACAGAAGTACAGGTACCTGTAGAAGTACCACCAGATATACCACCACCACCACCTCCACCAATTTATGATGAGTTACCACCTGAACCAGACCCACCACAAGATGACCCACCTGAAGATGATGATTTTGATGGTGGAATGGAATTTGATTATGATGGAGTTTGTTTTCATCCTAATACAAAAGTAACATTAAGTAATGGTAGACAAGTTCCAATCAAGATGATGAAGATTGGTATGAAAGTCAGAACTGATAAGGGTGTTGCAAGAGTTAAGAAAGTCATAAAGAGTGAAAGAGGTTTTGGTGACTTGATGGTTAAATATAAAAACCTTATTGTTACCGACCACCATCCTATCAGAACAAAAGATGGTTGGTTTATGTCAAGAGAGATTGGTAAAGTATATTATCAAAAACCACCTTTTAAAGTGTGGAACTTAGTATTAGATAAAGACCATACAATTTTTGCAAACAATATAGTTGCAGCGACTCTTGGTAAATGGAAGACTACTGAGACTAAACATTGGCAAGAAAGATTTCTTGAAGACAGAAATAGATTTAGAATGGGTGTGTCTGATAGAGCAAAACAACAGGCAGCACAAAGAGCAGCAAGTGGTTATGTTGACCCATATCGTGGACAAAAACAAGGTTCTGCCAGACCCGCATACATTGATTTTGATGCAACAGGTAATACAGATTTAGGTGAAGAGGGTACAGACCCAATAACACCAGGTAATGGTTTACCACAAGGTGGATTAATAGAGAGTGGTGATGGTTGGGGTATGTTTGGTGCAAACAATAATAACATATATCAAAATGAAGTTATTGTAGATGATATAAATCAAGAAATGTTAGGACATGCAGAGATAGCTCCTTTTGAAGATTTTATTCTAAATACACCAGTACCTGAAGGAACACAAGATTTCACAACTGAGATTGTTGAAAGTTGGGTTACACGATTTGAAGACGAGACATTTCATTTTGATTATGTTGCGACAATTACAGAAGTACTTGATTACAATAGAGTAAAAGTAAGTTTAACATACCAACAGGCTGCAGATAATGTTGGACATGACGGCCCGAGTGGTAGAGATTCAGACTATTATGGTTGGAATGTTTTATATGAGAAAAACAATATAGAAAGATTTAAAACCTACATGGTTTGTGATAATGATTATTATTTAATCACAAATGAAAACAAAGAGTTTTTTGATTCTCAAAATGAAAAAAGAGTATTTAAATTAAAACAACCATTGACTGGTGAAAAACAAGAATTAGATAAAGTATATTTTGTAGAGAAAAGACTACCATCTCATGTTGAAGTAATAAGATTAATACCATTTATTGATGAAGAACCAGATGGATTGTTTTTACAATTACCTAATTTAAATTCAGTTGATAATCCTATAAACTTTAGGTCAACGAGATATGAATCACACAATACATTATTAGGAAGTAATGATGCATTGAATAGAGACATTGAGAGAAAATTAGTAAGTGGTAGTTTGTTAGATGTTCAAGTCAATACAGAATTTAACAGAACATCAGTTGATTTAAATTTAGAAACTGATGATATAGGATTTGGTAATTTTGTACATTACTCAAGTGCAGAAAGAAGAATTAGAAACTTCAAAAAGAAAGTAGAGTTAATTGAAACTTATAGTGAGACAAGTCAATCATTAGTTAGTTTGACTGGTTCATTAAGTGATATTCAAGATAACGAAAATAAAAGACAAAGAGTCGTTAATTCATTTGACCCATTTGAACATTATATGTATTTTGAAAGTTCATCTTATGTAAGTTCATCTGCAGGACAATATCACGATAACTCGTGGCCTAAAACAAATTCATCAAAACCATACACTCTTTACCACTCAACTGGTTCTGAAGTGAGTACTTGGTTTGATAACATGATATTATCTTCATCTACATATGATACAATAAACAACAATAGGTTTGTTAATAATATACCTATGCATGTAAAAGATGATACTATGAATAATACATTCATAGAATTTATGGATATGACTGCACAACAATTTGACGAGATATGGACATATACAAAACATCTTACTGATGTAAATGATTTATCACCAAATATATCAGAGGGTATTTCAAAAGATATTGCAGCAGAGTTTGCAAAATCTCTTGGATTAGAACTTACAAATGGAAATGATTTATTAATTTTACCAGAATATCTTGAAGGTAAAAATCCTGATGGTTCTACTAAATACGAAATACCACAAGAACAAGTAACAGAAGAAATATGGAAACGACTACTAAATAATATTCCTTTCTTTATAAAGGCAAAAGGTAGTGTTAGATGTTTAAAAGGTATATTGAATTGTTATGGTATTCCAAGTTCAATATTAAGAGTAAGAGAATATGGTGGGCCAGATAATCAAGAACGAGTAAGTTATGAAGTGAAAAGAAAGTTTACATATGCATTAGATTTTCATGGGTCACAAAATATTAAAAGTATATGGACAACAGATAATAATGATAGTCAGTATCCACAAACATTAGAGTTTAGATTTAGAACACCACATAGTGTTGGTAGTTCTGGTAGTATGGTGATTGCACAAAAAGAAAATGATTGGGCAATACATTTAAAAGATAATGGAACGACTGATAATTATGGACATTTAAAATTTAGTGTTAGTGCCTCAACAGGTGTATATGGTATAACTTCATCACTACAACCATTTTATAATGACGAAATGTGGAGTGTGATGTTAACAAGAGTCAGTGCGAGTGGTGTACAGATGACAGATGATTTAATATCAAGAAATGTAAAGTATGAATTAACTACAAAACAATATGACTCAACAAGAGAAAAAGTTAAGTTTCAAACAAGTTCAAGTTTAACAACAGGACAAGGACACGCGAGTAGTAGTGCAATCAATGCTGCATTTACAGGTAGTGTTGGAACAAAGTATGTTTATCTTGGTGGACAAAATACAAACTTTGGTTCAAGGTTTAGTGGTTCATTAATGGAATATCGTTTATGGTCAGAACCATTAAGTCAAAGTGTATTTGATAATCATGTAAGAGCACCAAAGTCATATAATGGTAATTCATATAGTTCTTCTTATCATGATTTATTGGTGAGATATACATTAGACAATAATTTTGATTTATCATCTACAACTCATGTTAATAATGTTTCTAATGGTTCAAACTACAATGATATAACTGGTTCTTCAAGTGGGTTCACAACAAATACATTTAGAAGTTTAGTTGATAAAGAACAATTAAGAGTTCCAAATATTGGCCCTTCAAGAAGAAATGCAACTAAAGTAAGAATTGAAGACTCATCATTAACAGGTAATTTATCACCATCTGAAAGAAAAGAAAAATCATCACAAGATTTTGCACCGATTGATAGTGAAAAGGTAGGTATTTATTTTTCACCAGTTGATGTGATAAATGAAGATATAATGTATAGTATTGCAGATTTTAATTTTGATGATTTTATTGGAGACCCAAGAGACCAATACAAACAAAACTATAGAGGTTTACAAAAATTAAGAACTGAGTATTGGCAAAAGTATTCAGCACCAAATAACTTTTTTGACTATTTAAGGATACTTACATTTTACGACCCAAGTGTATTCACACAATTAAAGAATTGGGTTCCTATGAGAAGTAAAGCCACAACAGGTATATTAGTTGAACCAAATATATTAGAAAGAAGTAAACAAGTAATTGGTGATAGACCTTCATTTAATAATCGTTTCTTTGAAAACGCCAGTGAGTTTGAAGATGGTGTACCAGTAACAAGATTTATTAGTGGTTCAAAAGATGATGCATATTTTGATATAGGTGGTGAAACACGATATCATGAAAGTGAATTAAATGGAGTATTCCATGATAATAGTGGTTCACTCGGTGCATTAGGTGAACCTACATTAGTTAAGTTGGGTGTTATAGACCCAAAAACACCACACTCTTACAATTATGCAACTGCAAGTGTAACATTTGGTGGAGAAGGTGTAACCTTTGGTGAAGTATTACAACCAGTAATTACAGGTTCAAGATTATCAGAACATAATCAAGAAAAAGTATTCTTTTATTCATCAAGTTTGAGTGCATCAAGAGGACTACATTATAGTTCTTCATTTGTACCAAGTGAACACCAAAGTGTTTATTATGATTCAAGATTATTTAGGTCATTTATTGGTGGTTCTGTAACAAGAGACGATGGACAAACAAGTCATCCTACATCAAGTAAATCACCATTTATTGGTAGTGTGACTATCGGTAGTTCTCAATTGACTGCACAATCAAATACTATTGATGGTGGAGAACCAGTTGAAACAACCACAACAACACCAACACAATTGATAACAAAAGAACCAGGAGATTCTAAACTTAAAGTAAATTAATGTAAGAAAAATTAGGTATAACACTATTTATCTATAGTAAAGTTATATCTATTCATACAGGAGTAAAATAATGGGATTTTTAGATAACACAAGTATAACCGTAGATGCCGTCTTGACAAAAAAAGGTCGTGAATTATTGGCAAGAGGACAGAACGAGTTTCAAATAACAAAATTTGCATTGGCAGATGATGAGATTGATTACAATCTTTGGGATGTAACACATCCAAATGGTTCATCTTATTATGGAGCAGTGATTGAAAACATGCCTCTATTAGAATCATTTGTAGATGAGAATCAAGTAATGAGATACAAACTTATTACTTTGAATAAAAACACAACAAAGATGCCTAAGATACAGATTGGTGCAACTTCACCAGTACCTTTAAATGCAGGTGGGATTGCAATCATATCACCATCTACAGATAATTCTACCTTGGATGACCAAGTAGGATATAGGTTTACATTACACAATAGTGATGCAGCGACTCTTGAAGTTGAAGTAGCAGGTACAGAACCAGATACTGGTCAAACCGTAAACTTTACTGCACCATTAGATTCAACTAAATCAGTAACTATAAATGCAAAATCTGCAAAACTGATTGGTAAGAGTTTAAATTCTGCAATCACAACAAATTTAACAATTCAAGGTCTTGGAACTGGTGTTGTATCAAATATATCAGTTGAAGTATCTGCGAACACATCAACGAATTAAGGGAGATTAAGTAATGTCAGTATTTCAAAGATTTGATGAAGATAATGATGTAGTAAAAAATCAGAGAACCGTTGTTTCAAGTGGTGTGTTTACTGGTGGAAGTGGAACATTAACATCGTTCTTTAGTCAGTCAGCACAAGGTGCATCAACAGGTTCATATATTGATGTGTATCATCAAGACCCAACATCAGGAGTTGCAACTGCAGACACTGCAGAGATACAATTCTCATTAGGATATGCACACAGAGAAGGTAGTGGTTCGGCTGGTAATACAACTAAATTAAATAGTGGTGGAAGACAAACTGCAGCACTTTATAGACAATTTGCTAATGTTATCCTACCATCATTAACTACAAAATTTACATTTGCAAACACCACAACAGGTAGTAATGATTTTTATTTTATATCTTTCCAAAGAGCACGACAAAGAGAAAAGATTGACCCAGGTAATTGGGAACTACATTTAAGTGGTAGTGGTAATACATCAACAATCAAGTTGATTGATGATAGTGGTGCTACAACAAACCCAACCGTAAATGAAGCAGGTAGGGTGTTTAATGTTGTTAGTGGTTCAATAAGTACAGGAACCGCAGTAACAGAAACTGCGGCAGCATCTGAAACAGGTGGTGCATATGGATTATTCTATCCTGACTTAGGAATTATATTATTACATCCACATACATTAGCACTTAATGGTGGACTTAAAACTACAAGAAGTACAGATACATTTGATGGTAATCCACATAACTTCTTCCTATCAGTTGCAACAGGTTCTTACTTTCAAGTTCGTAGAGAGGAAGAGATTAGTTCTACTAACTTCTTCTGTAGAGTTAATAACCAAAGATTTAACTTTAGTAATAATCCTACTTTCTCAGATACAAATGGTGACTTAACACAACAAACATTTGTAAGAGACCCTAAGACTTTTATTACACAAGTTGGTCTTTATAATGATAACAATGACTTATTGGCAGTAGCAAAAGTTAGTAAACCACTATTGAAATCTTATTCAAGAGAAGCTATTATCAAAGTAAAACTTGACTTTTAGGATAATCTAATGTTTAGAGACATTGATAGAAAAAATGTTTCCATCAAAAGATTTGAAACTAACAAAACATTTACTCTCACTCATAACGATAGTGGGAGTGGATTGTTTGCCGTAAGAGCAGTTTCAAAATCACTTTACAATTATGATTCTGGTTCTGATATCATAACAACAATCACATCAGGTTCCATAACTACAAATTATTACGCCTTACCAACATGGCATACAATTAATAAAATGTATTATAAAGACGCATCTAATCCTATAGGTGTGTTTGGAAATTCAAACACCACAAGTACAAAAAGAGAACTTCACACAAGTGCCTCTGTATTTAGTATTCCAAAAGATTTATTTGGAGAAAGAATTAAACCTGGTACATTTGAATTAAGTGATACTTCAAGAGGTACAACATTTGATATAAGAGATGATGGTGATGGTAATCTCTATGACTTTGCCTTCTCATCAAGTTTCTCTGCATATAAATCAAGTTCTTTTACATTAGGTCAAGGTGTATTATCTAATAATAGTGGTTCACAAGTTGGTAATATATTTTATGAACATGGTATTGCAGTTATTAATAACACAGGTTCATATGGTGATGTTGGATTCGGTACAGGATATGATATAAAGTATAAGGCAACACATAGACATTATGAATATTTATACGAAGTTATGATTCCTGCTAACAATTTTAACACAAGTATGAATGTTAGTATAACTAAAGGTTATAGTGGTAGTATAACATTAGATAGTAAAACCCAAAGACCAGACTTATTTTTCCCACCAGGTGATAATCCAAGTGGTGAAGGAACAGGTAGTTTTAATACATTTTACAATGCTACCGATACTCAATTGTCATTCGTGACAAGTTCAGATTTTTATCCATATGTCTCAACGATAGGACTATATGACGATAAAGATAACTTACTTGTTGTAGGTAAGTTAGCCCATCCAATTAAACTAAGTGATGAATTGGACACTACATTCGTTATAAGGTTTGATGTCTAAATAATTTTCACCTTTCTTATATTTATTATTGAACTAAATTAAGGCTACACACGATATTCCCATAGTTCAGGGAAATGTTTACAAATATATATGGAGAAGACGATGATTCGTTTGATAAAAACAATGGTTATAGCCATGACTTTGTTGGGTACTTTGTCTGCACAGACTCAGGAACCAATAATAAGGGTTAAACAATTAGGAACTTGGTCTACACCAGCAATGTGGTGGAAAGGTTCCGTTACACAAGATTTAGATGATTTCTTGGCACAAGATGTATCTAAACCAGCCGAAGATAACAACAACTTTGATATTTGGAGAGATAAAGTATTGGAGATGGAAGTTACTTTGGATGATAATGGTGCAGATATCACAACATTCAGATTAGATATAGCATTTGATAATGATTTAATCACTTGGGTGGAGAGTGGTGAAACATCAATTAATGCATGGAGTCAAGGAAATTCAAGGGTTATTAAAGGTTCACACATAAGTGGTTGGACAGAGGGTGATGCAACTTCAGAGGCAGATTATTCATTTGAAGTAGTTCATTATGCAAATGTAGGATATCAAGATTCACTTGCAGTAAGTGGTAATCAAGTAGAAGAATCTATTTCAGATAATAGATACGATTGGTTAAGAATAACTGCAATATCTCATGGAGTTGATGATGACGAAGATGGAACACCAGATAAAACATTTGGTGGTGGTGATGGAGTTCAGAAACAAATCTTAAAATTACAATTTTTAATCAATGATGTTGTTGATGATTTTGCACCAAGAGCGTTTAGAGTTGCGACTCAATATGATGGAGCAGAAGGATATTACACATATGTTTCAGATGATTATCTTTTAGATTATAAAGTTTACATTGATGGTAATTGGGGTGATTCATATACGGCACGAAGAACTTTCAATGGAGCGGCTCGTGGTGATATTACACTACATCCAAAACTTGTACAACTTGAGGGATACTTAAGATACATTGGTGAATGGATTGATACCGATAAAGATGGAACAAAAGATAGTGGTGAAGATTTTTCACAAAACAAATATGCTATGATGAAAGTTATCTTTGAGGTAGATGAAACTAATCCAGATAATCTTTCTAATTGGAGAAACCCAAGAGATATCAATTATCCAACAAGTTTAACAGATGAATCTTTAAACGATGATGTTATGGGAACTTATGATGAGTATGGAGAAAATGCATTAGGGTATCAACATATGAGATACTATGAACAAAATGCAGGAACAACATCAGACCAAAAGATTCAGAATCAAGGATTTAAAGATGTAACTTATTGGTATTGGACATATACAGATGATAAAGGATATTTCAATATATCTTTACCAAGAAATAACAGATATAAAGTATCGTTTTGGCCACCAGAAGCAGATGATGTAGTTGGTGACCATACCACTTATTTATTAGATAGAGATGCAATCACAAATATTAATGATGCGATTGCAGGATTTAATTTCCAAAGTAATAAATTTGATAACGAAACAAATATTGAGATAGAATCACCAAGTGGATATTTAATTGGTGATGTTGATGGTGATGATAGATACCAATTAAATGATGCCTATTTCTTATGGGCATACACAAGTGGAGTGTTTGCTACAGATTACACACACTACAATGGTGAAACTTATCAACAATGGTCAAGTATTGATAATTTAAATAACAATGATGACACTTATACTTACAAACAAGACTATGATGGAAACACAAGAAATCAAAGAGGAGAGTTCAGTATTTTTGTTGATGGTGATTTGGCACAAGAAACTGCAGAACTAACTACAGATGGTGGTGGTATTGTAAGATTTAATCCATTAATGAATGAAGTTGAGACCAGATTAGATATATTAAGTATTAAAGTTGGAGCAGGTAGTTCTACATTTGGAAATGATGTAAATCCTGATTACTTGTTTGATACTGATGACAATGACAAACAAGTTGATATTATTGGAACTACAAATGATTCTGATATTGGATATTACTTTACAGGTGATTTAAACCTAACAGGTTTAAAAGTTGATAATGATGGAACTGCAATTACACCAGTTGTAGATGGTACAACATATTATCGTTGGGGTAATAATCCACCTGATGAATGGGCACGAATAGTTGTTGGTGGTGATAATAACAGAAGTCTAAGTAAAATAATGACAGACCATGATGTATTATTATCATTCCCACCAGATTCAACCGTAAGAGTTCAGAGTGGTGAGGTGATTGAAGTTCCATTAAAGATTACACCAACAGAGGGTATTGATATTGCAGGGTTTGAATTTGAAGTTGAGTTCAATACAAATGAATTAACCTTTATTGATATGAAGACTGGTAATTTACCAGGCCCTTGGATGACATATGTAAATGTAGGTGAAGTTGAAGCAGGATGGCAACGAGTAAGATTTGGTGGTATGGATTATTCACCAGGTAACTCACCTACTAACTATTGGATTACTGAACAAATGAGTGCATTAAAGTTAATGTTCAGAGCAGAGTTTCCTGATGAGGAATGGAGTGAGGCTCCTATTAGATTCGTTGGTAAATATGCAGCAGGTAATCCAAATGGTGATGATTTAAATATGAAAAGAGAAAGTGGTAAGGTAATGGTATGGAATAAGTATTGGGCATTCGGTGGTGGAGAACCACTTGAGGATGATATAACTTATAACTATCCAAATCCATTTAAAGAAAACACCAAATTCCAATTCTTCTTAGATGAAATGGAACATGTAAAACTTTACATATTAAATTCTAATGGACAATACATTGGAGCATTGTTGGATGAAGTGGTTGATGCTGGTATACATACATTTGATTTTACAAATGAACCAAGTGTTTGGTTACCTGAAGTGAGTGTATATGAGAATCATCAAACATTAGAACCAGGTGTTTACATATTTGTTCTTGAAACAGATAAAAAGATTAAAGCAAATAAATTTACGGTGGTAAAATAATGGAAACGATAAAATTTTTTGGATTACTATTTTTAATACTACCATTAGGGTATTTAACTCTAAAGGGTATAGTTTGGATATCTGAAAAATTGGAGAACAGAAAATGAAAAATATATTAATAGGATTATTAATGATTGGTACTTTGTTTGGACAAGTAAATAGTGTCCTTACAATTTCACCTACTACAAGTGAAACAATATTGGGTAACCAATCACTTGCATTTAGAAATCCTGCACTTAACAATTTAAACCTTGATACTACTACTAATGTTAGTTTCACTAATGTACAATGGTTAGGTAACATTGTAGATGATATGGGTTATAATTATGTAGAAGTTGAAAAGGGTAAACTTGATTACTCACTATTGTATTTTAATTATGGTGAACAGAAGTTTGCGGATGAAAGTGGTATTATAAGTGGTAACTTTTCACCAAGTACTTTAGTATTAGGTGTGGGTTGGGGAACTAATTTACTATATAAAGGTTCAAGAGTAGATAGTGTATCACTTGGATTTAGAGGTAAGGCAATATTCCATGACTTATATACAGAAAAAACTGATGGTATGTTATTTGATATAGGTTTACACTTTCATAAAATATATGGTATGGTTAATTTAGATTTAGGTGTATCTAACTTTGGATATATGACTAAGATAAATGGATATGAAATAGAACAACCATCTGCATTTAATGTTGGTTTTCACATACCAATAAAAGATAAATGGGATATTTATAATCAATGGAATCTTTATGATGGATATCACACTCATGGACAAGGTGTTTCCTATAACTTAAAAAATATGTTTTGGGTAAATGCTGGATATTATAATGATGTAACACATGATTTGAATTATTCATCATTAGGATTTGATTTTAAATTTGAAAAATGGAAGTTTGGAGTGGGTGTACTAAATGGTGATAAAACCCATCCATTAAAGAATACATTATTATTAACAATAAACATGGAGATATAAAATGAATTGTGATTGTTGTAATTGCACTTGTTGTTAACATTATGAAATGTTTAAAATGTAAACACACTTGGAAAAGAACCAAATGGACTGAGTATGTTAGTTTTCTATCAAGATGTGTAAAATGTAGTAGTATTTGGATACTACGATATTAAGGAGAAATAAAATGGCAAAAGATATAGAACAAGCTATTGAAGAAGTTAAATCAAAAGGATTCAAAGTATCAATTAACAATATTATTGCTATTGTTACTTTTCTTTCTACCGTTATCGCTGGTTGGTATACCTTTACAGGTCGTATTGATTCATTAGAAGAAGTAGTTTTAGGATTTGCTGATGCATCTGATGTAGAAATGGTAGCAGAAAAATTTGAGAAATATGATGAAGATTTTAAATATCTACGAGAAAAAGTAGATGGTTTAAAAACACCAAAAGTAAAATCTTATGATGGAGATATAGTTAGGTTAGAAAATGAGATTAATAATCTACAAGATGAAATAACTCGTTTAGAAAAACTATTAAAAGACCCATTAGCAGATTTCAAATAGGAGATAATAATGAGTAAATTTTGGAAACTACTTGTTGTTGTGTTTTTGTTTAGTGTAGGTGTACAATTTATGGGGTGTGCCGCATCAGTATCAACCGAACAATATGTTGGTGAGTACGAAAAACAAAAATCATTAGATGAAGTAGAAATCACTAAAGTAGATAATCTAAAGATTTTGGATGTTAAGTTCAATAAAGAACTTGAAGAAAGATATCCAGAACTTGGTGATAAAAGGGTTGCATTTGGGTTAAACCAAGAACTTGCGAATGTGATTTCTTTTATTGGTAGATTCAATCTCGTAGAGGGAGATAGAGATGTACAATTATCTATAATTAATGATTTAAAAGCCAACGAAGCAAAAATAGAAAAAACCAAATACACTGCATATGTAACTATTTATGATTTTGCTGTTAACTTGAAAGAAGATATCAAAGCTGGTAAAGTTCAAACAATAAACGAAACTATTGTTGGTATCCAAGTTAAAGTAATCAATAATGAGAATACTCAGTATGTAGTTGGTAGTGGACAAGGAAGAGCATCCACCATAGGACAAGGATTTTTAAAGAATCCTAATATGGAATGGAATCAGAGTTCTTTAAGTTCTGCGTCTAACAAGGCTATGGAAACTGCGGTTGTGAATGTAATCAAAGCGATTGACCGTAGAGGTTGGTAGTATGAATGTGGCAGAGAGTTGTATTATATTTAATATTATCTATTAGTGCACTCTCTGCACAAGGTTTTCTTTATAGTTATATTGACCCATGTAATCAAACCATCGTTAGGGATAATTATAATCTTCAACCAATGGATGGTGGATTTTATGTTACTTATTATAACAAATCTAAATTTTTTACCTTTGACCAAATAGTAGATGGAACATTAGAAAATTGGACTCAAAAAGTCTATAATGATTTTGAAGATTTGTTTCCTTGTGCAGTTAGAGTGGCAGAAGAAATACTTTCATCAGTATTGGCAAGTAACGCAACAGAACAATTTACAAAACAAGATGTAAGTAATGATGTTGGACAAGTTAATTATGGTATCAAAACATCACCAACCGTAGATAGTAGTTGGGTAACATCTTTTAATAGTATTTATACAAGAGAAAGTTTTGATGGTAAAAGTAGATACGATGGTAACTTTAGTTTTACAGATGACTTCAGTAGATTTAATGCATCGTATGGTCAAGGAATAAACTTTCTTGCAAAGAAACAAAATCAAGTGATAAGTGGTTCAGGTGTTTTCTTTAGAACATTTGAGGGAACTGATTGGTTATTATCAGGTTCATATGCAAAATCACTTGTAAAGAGAAATTCTGAAGTAATTGTTTTAACAACTGCATATGGAAATGTTAGTAAAAATGCATTTGGTAATCTATCAGTATTGTATGGTAATAGAATGCCATTAGAAACACCATTTGGTAAAGTAACACTTACAAACTATGTTTCATATACATTATTAAGATATTATAAAGGATTAAATTCAGGAAAACAATATTTATTATTGAAGAGTCCTATTATACTTATGCCTACACTTTCTTTTGATTTTCAATTGAGTCAGGCATTTAAAGTAAACTTAGGATTCAGTATGGGATACAATACGGTTGTGAACGATTATGGTGAAAGAACAATAACATATGCCATAATGTTTGGAACATACTTTTAGGAGAAGAAAATGAAGAAACTAATTATGATGTTATTATTGATAGGATTTGGATATTCACAATCCTTACCACAACCAGCAGTTGTTGGTAAAGATGTAGAATTTCCTACATTAAGAATATCACAATTTGTTAAAGTTGATGAAACGATTGGTGTGATTGATGAGAGAGTTACTATGGGTATCAAACAATTACTTGAGGAACAATTTCAAGATACACGATATAGATTGACTGAAGATGATAATGCTGATTATACTGCGAATGTAGAAATACTTTATATCGGTAAACCAAATGAAGCATTTAGTATTGCAGGTCTGTTCAATCGTAGAAATCAAAAAACTGAAGTTAGATTACTTTTAAACTTAGTACAAAACAAAGAAGGTGTACAAAGAAGTTATCGTGGAATTGGTGAAACAACAACACAAGTATCTGCTGCAGGTTTACAAATTCAAGAGGATGTGGAGTTCGGTAAGAGTGAGTTAGGTGGTTCTTTGAAAAAGGCCATTGAGGATGCACTTCAAAATATAGAATAGGAGTTCATATGTTGTTAAAACATTGGCCACAAAAAAGAAGAGAGTGGGTGATAGGTGGATTCCTAAACATTCTTTTCATTTTATGTATCGTGGGGATTCGTTATTATTACGCTCAAGAAGAAATGAATTTTTTGAGAGAAGATTCTGAACGACAAGATGTAATGATTACAGAGTTACAGGACTCTGTTAAGATTTTGGTAAAACAAAATAATGATTTATTAAAAGATTTACATGACCATGATAAAACTCGTGGTATTGAAAATAGAAATCTAAAGAAAAAAATGGATGAGTTCCAAGTAGAATTAGATACTATTAAGGAACGACTTTCTAAAAAGGTTTCTATTTATGATAATAGAGAATCTCATTCAAGTGGTGCTGGAGTAGTTCCATTTGAAAAAGAATTTGGTAGACAAGATGACTACCTAAGAGTCTTTGGTAGAACTGGTGTCGCGATAGTAAATGATAGTATTGTGGATTCAGAGACCGAGTTAGGATTTGATGGTAGTTTAAAACAAGGTGAACCTTTTATAGAACAAGGTGAAGTAAAAGGTGAATGGTACGCAATCGTACCTGAAAAACAATTTGATGGTTTAAAGTTAAATAGTAGAAGAAGTAATCCATTTAAGATTAAACCACCACGAAACCAAATTAGTGTAGGGCCTTTTATAGGTGTTACTTATGATAATGTGACAGGTTTAACAGAACCTGTTATTGGATTTGGGATTACTTATAACGCATTTAAAATATGGGATTGGAGATGATAGGATGATAGATTTAGCATTAGGAACAGCAGTAATCTTTACTATGATTACTATTTATATATGGATAAGGAATACATAATATGCCAAACAGAGCAGCAAAGAGTAGAAAACAAAAAAGACAACAATTAAATAAAAAGTGGGCACGAGAGGGAAGAACTGCTAACCAACATAAGAAGTGGAAAGCAAAGAATCCTAATACACAACAACAAAATCGTTGGGGAAGATAATGATTAAACTAAAAGATTTATTAGTAGAGAATCCAATATCAACAATGTCACCACCAAAAGAAAAAGGTGGAACTATCGCATTTGGACATATTAACTATGGTAAGTTTTTTCTTAAACCATTAGCTCAGGCAATGAAAGAGTTATATGAATTATGTAGGAAAGTAGATATAGTTGCTACTGATTTTGATGATAGAGAATTATTAAAACCATTTTATTATTTAGGTGATTGGAAAAAAAGAGTTATATATGAACCTACTTTAACTTCTGTAAAGAAATTAGAACAGGCATTAAGAAATCCTAAGAAAAACTTTAAAGAACCAAACAGAGTAATAAATGCATTACCAGGTGGTAAAAGTTTTACAAAATTATTTATGCCTAAATATAAAAAGATAAGTAGTATTGTTAAGAACCTTGAGAAATTCAATAGTCAAAAAGTATCACAGGTATTTCCAAAGGCAAAACAATCAGATATTGGTAATCAAAAAATAGGTTCATTTATGAATGATGAATATCTTACAAAGATTTTTGATATCAAAGGATTCGCACTTAACAAAAAAGATTTTGATTTTAATTTGAGTGATGCACATTATTACATTAGTCGTAGTGTAAAAAATAAAAGTGCTAAACCAGTAGTTATAGGGAATGTTAAGAAATGATTAAGTTAAAAGAATTATTAGAACTTCGTAATATGGTGTATGCAGAAAGTGTTAGACCTAAAGACGAAAAAAGAATGTCTCGTAAATTAGAATTGTGGGATGAAAATTTAGTATTACCAAAAGTAACACCACCTGAAAATGACTCATCATTAACATTGAAAGAAGTTAAGTTTCTTGCAGGTGTTAAACCTAATCCAAAGTTTGCAGAGTCAAATGATGATGTTGTAGAATCATTTATGGAGTTGATAGAAAAAAATAGTTTAGATATCAGTAGAAAAGATATTAAAAAAATAGTAAAAGAAAGTGTTAAGTTTATTATGGAGTTAAAATATCATTATAATAGACCAAGACCATATCAGATTGCTGAGTTCTACGATATAGATTTAAATGGGACTACACTTGATAGTATGAAAACACCAAGTTATCCAAGTGGTCATGCAGTCCAAGGTTATTTAATCGGAGAGTATCTTGCACACAAAGACCCAACCAATGGTGAAGAATATATTGGTAAGGGAGATGATATCGCTGAATCAAGAATTATTGCAAAAGCACATTACCCAAGTGACAGAGAATATGGTAGAAAGATTGCAAAAGTTTTATTCAGAGGTATGAAGAAATGAAAACACTCTTGGGACTCATTATATTGATTCCTTTAACTATGGGTTTAGTTTTTTTAATAGGATATGCAGTAGAAGACAAACAACATATAAAGTGGTAAAATGAAAAAAGCACTAACACATATACATTTATTATTAGAACGAGAAGACTTATTATTTGTTGCATCTGAATTAGTAAAATACTATGGATTAAAATCTAAAGTTAGATTTGGTACATATGGTAAAGATGAGGGTGGTTATGATTGGACAAAAGATACCATAATGTTAAATAAATACTACCCAAAAGTTTCTGAATTTATTATTACCGTATTACATGAGATACATCATGCATTACAAATCAAAAAACATGGTAGAAGAAAGTTTATGAAGAAGTATCAACAGGCTTCTAACATGGCAGATTTAGATGGTAAAGATAGATATTGGGCCAATAAATGGGAAAGAAAGGCTGAAAATTGGGCACAACAAGAATATCGTAAAAAATGGAAAAATAAATTCTAATTTTTTTTACTTTACTTTATATATATTATTAACTTAAGTTATGAATTCATTAAAGGTTTCAAAGAAAAATCCAACCTTATTTTTCTCTGAGAAAATTACGCACTTATCAAATAAAAATTACATTCTGAGAGATTTATAATATATTTATTAACAAATAAGCAAAAGCAATAAAGCATTTGCTTTTACAAATTAGGTTTTATATGAAAACTCGTTCAGCAAAAAACAAAGGTAAAAGACTTCAAAACAATGTCCGAGATTTAATCTTGGAAAAATTCACACAATTAGAACCAGACGATGTTCGTTCAACCACAATGGGAGATAGTGGTGAAGATATTTTGTTATCACCAGTAGCTCGTAAACTATTTCCATTTTCAGTAGAGTGTAAAAATCAAGAGAAAATAAATATATGGAGTTCATTAGAACAGGCAGAAGGAAATGCAGGTGACCATAAACCATTATTAGTATTTAAAAGAAATAGAAGTAAAACATATGTTGCATTAGAGATTAATGACTTATTGGATTTATTAAATGGATAAAATATTTGTTTTAGGTTATAATAAGACAGGTACAAAAAGTTTATCAGATGCATTAAGTATTCTTGGATTCAAAGTATATCACACAGGTGGTGGTGGAGAACTTCTTGAATCAGTATATCAACATATGAAAACAAAAATGAAACTATTAAATGATTATGATGAGTATGAGGTGTTTCTTGACTATCCTATTTATGACCCAATAGTATTCCCACATTTAGTAGATGATTATCCATGGGCAAAATACATATCATTAACACGACCACTTGATGATTATGTTGAATCAGTATTGAAAGATAAAATACGAAGATTAGAAGATGGGATAGTTGACTCTTGGAATTGGTTAGGAGTTGGTGATAAAGAAGTATTTGAAAATTACCCACAATATCAAAAAGAATGGTTAAAGGGTAAAACAGAATTTAAACATCAAAGTAATTTACTTTGGTTAAAAAAGAGAGTTAATCCTAAACACATATTACATATGGATATAACACAAGGTGATGGTTGGGATAAGTTATGTAAATTCTTAAATAGGGAGATTCCAAATGTTAAGTTCCCATATCTTAACAAAGGCACATATTAAATCACTAAAGGTTGGTAGTAAACTCTTCATTAGTGAGTATTTCAAAGATAATAAGATTAATGAGGGAGAACTAATAACTTTTGATTACATTCTATCAGAGGATAATGAACCTTATTTATTAGAAATAAACACAGACCTCGCACTTACTGATTTAATGGTGTATGGTTCAGGTGGATTTGATTTCAATAGATTAAAAACACATATTGATGTAAAGGGATATGAAAAGGTTTGTTTGGTTATAAGAGAAGAGGATAATGGTTTTAATCCAGAACCACAATTTATATCTAAACTTAATAAAGAATTACCACAATGTCAAGTAATTTTTCGTAAATCAAGAGAAAATTTTGAACAAGATGATAACACTTATTATATTAAGAATTTACCTACGACAAAACATGGTGAAGGATTAATCACCATATCAAGATATAAAAATTTATTTAGAGATTGGTTAAAAACGACAAACGAATATCATTATATGCCTGAATGTAAATATGATGATAGTGATTATCGTGAACAATATATTAAACCACGAACTGATGAGTATGGGAATCCAATTGTTATGAAGTGTTTGTATTTATTGGATAATATAGGATTGATTCCATTACGACCAGAATCATCACAATATGGATATTCAGAGATGATTAATCTAAAGGGTAATCCAACTTATGTGGATAAGAATCCAAAGTTAGATAATATGTTTGAGATGGAATTTGAAAACTCTACATTCAATAGAAGTGGTGTATGGGCACAAGTTGGTGGTGATACTTTGATTGAAGGTACACCAATACGAGATTTAAAAATAGGTGATAAGGTAAGAGTTAGTAATATAGTGAAAGGTCATCATTATCCAATACCTGCAGACCCATTTGAATTAAATAAAGTTAATGATGATACGATAGTTGATACGAATAATCCATGGGTTTCCTATCAGTCTAAAGAACATCATGATTCAATTATATACTCAACCATTAATAATATCCACAAATATGATTTTGATACTTGGGTTGAGATAAATAATTTTATGTTTTCACCAATTGAGTTTATATATATTAATAGAGATAATATGTTCCAATTTATTAAAACAACAGAAGTAAGAGTCGGTGACTCATTATTAGATAATCCAATAACTAATGTAGAGATACATAATGAAAGACAAACTTTCTATGGATTAGAAGTTGAAGGTTATGATAACTATTATTTAGACAATACAATAATAACAACACTACACCATTTACCAAAACCATGAGTCAATTAGTAATTAATATTTTAGATAAGGCATTGAAATCAAAAGGTCAATCCCTTAAGAAATCAAATGAGTATATGTGGTGGAGTCCATTTATTACACATCACAAACCTAAGTTACAAGTAAATGTACAAACAGGTAAATGGCATTGTTGGGTAAGTAATCAAGGTGGTCACAACTTATTCCAATTGTTAAAACAGGTGGGTGCACCAAGAGAATTATTTAAAGAATTAAGTGATAGTATTGGTGGTACATATTACACATCAGATAAAAAACAAGATAAACAAATCACATTGAATCTTCCAAAGGAAGCAAAACCATTATGGAATGGTGGTGATTCACTTCAGAAACAACATGCACTAAACTTCTTATATAAAAGAGGATTAGACATGAGTGATATATTACGATATAATCTACATTATTGTTTGAATGGAGTATATCAGAATCGTATCATTATACCAAGTTATGATTCAGATGGTATATTGAATTACTTTGTAGGTAGAGACTTTTATAAATCTACCATGAAATACAAAAATCCACCTATACCAAAGGACATTATCGGTTTTGACCTATATGTAGATTGGGGTGAACCGATTATCCTTTGTGAAGGTGTGTTTGATGCAATGGCCATCAAGAACAATACGATTCCACTTTTCGGAAAAACTATACTTCCTAAACTTGAGAAAAAAATCGTTGAAAAGAGAGTAAAAAATATCGTCATCGTTTTGGATGATGATGCCTTTAACGACTCTTTGAAGATGATTGAGAAGTTTCAAAACATGGGTATAAAAGTTGATTTTGTAAAACTTCAAGGAAAAGACCCAAGTGATTTAGGTTACAAAAAAATGATACATCACTTAAACACATCAACCGAGGTAAACTTTAAAGAACTAATGAGAATGAGAATTTATGGTAACAAGTAAAATGAAGGTTCCTTTTAGGAAACTAAAACACATACATCACATAAGTGATATACAAATCAGAAACTTAAAAAGACACAAAGAATACGAACAAGTATTTGAAGGATTATATGAAGAGGTTAGGAAGAATCCTAACAATGCTATCTCGTATATAGGTGGTGATATTGCACACTCTAAGACAGAAATGTCACCTGAGTTAGTAGACCAACTATCAAGGTTGTTCAAGAACTTAGCAGACATATGTCCATTAGTTATCATTGCAGGTAATCATGATTGTAATCTAAATAACTTAAATCGTATGGATGTATTATCACCAATCGTAGAAAATCTTAATCATCCAAATCTACACTACCTAAAAAGAACAGGTATTTATACTTGTGGTGATACTGATTTAGTCGTATGGGATGTTTGGGATAAAGAAAAAGATTATATTAAGGCAAAAGATGTACCTGGTGATAGAAAGAAAGTTGTGTTGTTTCATGGTACGGTAGATAGAAGTGAAACTGATTTAGGATTTAAGTTACCATCTAAAGTAAAGATGAGTATGTTCAAAGGATATGATTTAGGATTACTCGGTGATATTCATAAAAGACAACATTTGAATAAAGAAGAAACCATATCTTATTGTGGTTCACTTGTACAACAAAATCATGGTGAGGATATTGGTAAAGGTTATTTACTATGGGACATGGAAACTCTAAAATCTAAATACATTGAGATACCAAATGAATATGGTTATTACACAATCAATATTGATAATGGTAAGTTACCAGAACTACCAAACTTTCCTAAGAAACCAAGAGTTAGGATTCGTGTAAGTAATACAAAACCATCACAATTAAAAAAGTTGATGACACAATTACAGAAAAAAGCAAAGATTCAAGAAAGTGTTATCACAAAGGTAGATGGATTAAGTACAGATAAGATTCGTGATAAAAAGATTAATATTGGTGATGTAAATAATCCTGATTATCAATATGATTTAGTAAGAGAGTATTTGAAAAATAATTACATAGTTGATGATGATACTATGATAAAAATCAAAAATATTATCAAGGATTTAAATAGTGTAATACCTGAAGCTGATATTCAGAGAAATGTACATTGGAAATTGAAACGATTTGAGTTCAGTAATTTATTTAGTTATGGTGAAGATAATGTTGTTGATTTCACAAAACTAAATGGTATGATTGGATTGTTTGCTCCTAA